CACAAAAATTCCATTGGGAACATCATCTAAGATGTCTTTAACGTTGTTTGTCATATCTTTATCCGTTTCGATAAGTTTAGGATATGTTAATTCGTCAAGAATTGTCTTTAATTCGTCTCGCAAAGCTGTCTGTTCTGCTTGAGCCTGACTTAACAAGTCGGACGCGTTTAAGCTCACATTCTCCCCAGGAATCGGCACGTTTCCACCAAACTTTCCACGTATCTGGCCTAGAGTTTCTTTAGACAAGGCGAGAGCAAATCTTCTGATCCATTGTTTTCCAATTGAGTTAATATTCTCATAAGGAATGTTCTCAAATGGAAGAGTGTTCATGTTGTTGATTCCTCTTTGGCCTGAGTCATAATCATCGTCCCATATGTCATCAGAGTTTACACTGAATCTGAACCATATCTTCTCCGGAGAAACATTGCTAGGTATTGGGTATAATCTTAATTGGTTGTTGATTACTTCATAGCTGTAATGAGATGTTCTCGTATAGAGGTGATCTTCGTATGATATAGCTTGTATTTTGTTCTGCCATGCCGGAACAACTTGGAAGGTCGAATCATCAGCATACTGGCCATACGTATGCATATCTCCAACAACATTAAGGCCTCCATAGTAACCATAAAACCTCCACATTTGTCGAGGAGATACATAATATACTTCACGAATTTTAACACGTTTACTGCCAACAATCGAGCTATATACAGAATCATTTTCTAGAATATTCTGTAAGTCGTAGTCTTGTTGATCTGATACGGTATCAAATGAAGCAGAGTATATTGGGGTTTCACCGCCAACACCAGCTTCTGTTGCAAATGCTGCTCCTAATCGAAACGCAGTCTCATATGAAAATTTCGGATATCTCAAGGCTATGTTGGAGCCACTGAGAGGGTCCCCATCTTCAATTTGCCCCTTGTGGTCAAATGAGCCTGTTGTGCCACCTAAAGCAGCACCAACAACATTCTTTGATTGGTGTATGTTAATCAAATAAGAATATTCCAGAACAGCATCTTCATAGTTGGCATATATGTTCTCTTCTGTGAGCTCTATGTCCAAAACATCACCACCAAGTCTTTTATAGGTAAATGCTACCTGTGCAACAGCGCCCGATAAGAATTCACTAGAATCCGCATACACTCCCAGAGGTAGTGCCGCAGCAACATTGCCTATTGTCCCTGTTACCGGTAATATAATTGCTGATGTTTGAGAAGTTGGTGTTAGTGTTGGTAATGACATTCATGATCCTCCGAGTCTTCAATAACTAGTTCTCAGAAGTCTCTTCCTTCTTTTTGGGGCGTCTAGTTTTACGTCTAGATTTCTCTTCTGAAATTTCTTCTTTTTCTTTTTTGATTGCCCTTTTAGCAGCTTCTTCTTTAGCTTTCTTCTCAGCTTCAAGTTTACGCTGTTTTTCAGCTTCTTCAGCTAGACGCTTTGCATTCTCAGCTGCTTCAACTTTAGCCAGCTCTTTAGCTTTCTGTTCAGCCACTTTTTTAGCCCAAAGTCTTTTCTGTTTTGGTTTCATAAGAATCTCCTTAAATTTGTATTGTAAATAGTTTTCAAAAAGAAAACCCCCAACCACAAGGGAAGGGGGTTCCGTTAGGATTAATCAGTTAAGATTAAGCTCCGGATTCTCCGAGAAGACCACGGACGATAACAAGACCGTACATGTCAGGGCGAACCATTTTCTTCGCATAGCGAGTCATGACACCCTTACGTGGTACAAAGTCTTCTGGTCCGAAGATTGTAGGAGTAGTTTGGAGTGGAACGTATGGAGCATAAACGTATCCAGACTCAAGGAAAGAACTTCCTTTACGTCCTACAAGAACCACGTTACGTGGGAAGTAAGGATCAACGATAACGTCAAACTTACGGCTGAGAGATCCAACCTTTACAGCACCGATGTCACCCTTGTCAGCATCAGCAGTTACGTTTGCACGGAATCCGCTGGTGAATTCAAGAACGTTAGCAACTTCAGGAGAAACGATTACGAAGTTCGCTCCACCACGAAGTGTCTTACGATGGATTTGAGCAGATACGTCGTTGATGGTTTCAATGAGAGTCTCATACCATTCGCTAACTGTACCGGTGAAATCAGGAGCAGAAGCCTGAGCACCAATTTCAGCACCGGTTTCACGATTAACGAAAAGACCTGGGGAACGAGACCAGTAGAATGTACCAGCAGTTGCACCGTTGACAAGATCGGCGAGGATTTCGCGATCGATTTCAAGAGCAATTTGCTCAGAAAGGATAGAAGTAAGTTCTACCTCAGCGTCCAAGTTGTGGTAAGCATTCAAGTCTTGTCCAAGTTCTGGAGTCCACTTTGCTTTCAATTTCTTGGTTACAGCTGTGATTGCGATAGAATCAACCTTGATGTCGATTTCAGGAATGTTTTCGTTGCTCTCAAGTCCCCAAGTAGCAGTACCTTTAACAGCACCGAGAGCGTCTGCTTCTGTAAGACCATCTTTGATTGGATAAGAAGTAGCAGAAACAGTGGCACTGTTAAGACCAGTACCGCCAGATACAAATAGCATCATAACTTGACCAGCGTTGTTAGGGTCTTTCTGGCTCAGACGACGTACTTGGGTAGCGTTACCAAGAGTAACAGTCAGTTGAGACAAGTGATCAGCATTGAAGTCAGAAGCAGGAGTTCCAGTTACAACACGGAAATAAGATCCAGAATGCTCTTCGAGGAGATCTGGGTCGGCTTTGATGAAACTGAGAAGTTGACCAGCATCAGTAGCCAATTCGTCACCAATTTTAGCTGTACCGTCAACAGTGATGTTGAGTGATTTTCCTTGCATATCAGTAGTAACATTAGAAACACTGATATTGGTAGAACCAGTAGGTGATCCATAAGCAGATGCAAAAGCATATGGCTGAGAATCAATGTTTGCAGACTGAAGAAGAACACCACCAGTGATCTCAGAGGCAACGCGTCCTTGGCCATAGATAGAGGCTCCGCCTGTCTCTCCAAGACGCCCATTAGGGTTAGTATCTGAGAAAGTAAAGTCAAGGAAAAAGATGAGTCCAGAAGGAAGGCTCATAGGCTGAACAGATACAAGATCGTTAGCGATAAGTCCGGCGAATACACGACGAACAATAGGGAAAGCAACAGCAGCGAAACCTTCTACGTCTCCACCTTGCATTGTGTTAGATTCACGAAGGAGTTCCTTCGCTTGGTTCTCGAGCAGACGAGCCATGGTAGACTTCTGATGCTCGGATTGAAGACCTTCAAGTAAACCGGTTTTAGTCCATTTGTTAAGAAGAGCTGCGCCTTCTTTCTTCATGTCACGGTTTACGATGCCTTCTGTAAGAGTTTCAATTATAGACATTTTAATAACCTCCAAAAGTATATCTATTTGATTCCAGCAAGTTTCTTCATCTTGTCGGCAAAGGTATGCTCAACAGATTCGTTTACTCGCTGTTTTCTAGTGTTAAGAATCCCAGAAAGATTTGACTTTCTTTGTACCGACTCGCTTAGGGTTCGAGGAGATTTGTTATCTCGACTCGATGTGACCGTAGCATTAAGAGTCTCACAAAGATGTTTCGCTTCTTCGGGAGTTCTCGACTTTGCGATGGCTTCAACAATTTTTGTCTTTTGTCGCTCATTCAGGGAGGCATCGCTCAAAGTTTTATTAGAATAAAGCAATTTAGCGTTGGATAGAAGGGTCTCATTGAGTTTTTGAGAAAGCTTCTCAACAACATCCTTGTATTGTTTATTCTTATGTTTAAATCGTTTAATTGTTTCTTTGAGATCTTCGTTTTCTTCTTTTAGTTCTGAGGATTCCTCTTTTGCTTTTCGCATATCCTCATAGTATTCCAAAGTCTCTTTGTGTGTTTGAAATGTTCCATCTTTGACATGATCCATATCAACGATAAGTTCTTCTTCTAGAACCTTATCTTCTTTGTCGTTATCCATTTCATTCATAAGTTTCATGATCTCTTGTACAAGATCATCTTCGTGATCTTTTTGTTCCTGAAGATTAAGATCAGGCAACCCACCTTCTTCTTCGTCTTCAGCACCCAAATCAAGTTCTTCATCACCACCAACATCTAAGCCGCTCAATAAATCATTGGGACCTGGCTTTTCTTCATCGGTAGGTTCTTCTTCGCCTATTTCAGCTTTCAATGCTTCTAGATCAAACTCGTAAACAGGCTCCTCAACATCAACAGAGAACTGAACGGTTTGATTTGGATCGGTGACAGGAGATCCAGCAAATGGAGCCGAGAGACTTGCAGCAGGAGCGGCTGTTCCACCGCCCATAGCACTCTCTTCTTCTTGGAGCAATTCTTCATCGAGTTCCTCTCCAAGTTCTGATTGATCAACCACGAAAGGTTTTTCGTTTTCTCTCATAATGGTTGCCTTACCACCATCAAGTTCCATAAGGCTATAGTTTTGGCCTTCGTAGGAAACTTTGCTTTTGCGTTTCGCCATATCTCCTTCTAAAAGAGATTCAACAGCCTCTTTTATCTGAGGTGTAAATTTTTCTATAAGTGCTTGTTCAGCATTTTTAAGTGCTGCCTCTCGTAGTGCTTGTGCATCTACAATGGCTTGTTCTAACATTGAAGACATTAATGCTTACTCCTAGTAATACGTATCATTCTAAATAGTGAGAAAATAAAGAAAAAGACTTTAAGTCTATTCTATGGTCTCAATAAAAGATTCACCGGTGATTTCTTCCAGTTTTCTTATCATTTTCTCCATATTGATCTTAATATGTTTGCCGGTCTTTGTGTTATGACAATAGTATTCCCACTCACCTTGTTCATTGTGAGGAGAGATTTTTGTTTGATTTCCATCACTATCTTGAACGTATATGTGTGTCGAGCCGCTGAGGGAAGCAGCGTAAACATGCGCGTGATGGTCTTCTGTTGTTGGCACTTCTTCTTGAGAGTGAAGCTTGATTACACCTTCGAGGTGTATGCTTCCAATTTCTATCTTTGAATCTGACATTATGTTATACTCCATTCTATGTTATTTCCATTAGAGCCTTGGCCTTTTGTTAAGTATAGTTCGACATATCCAACACCGGTAAAACTACTCGCATTTGCTTGATTTGCATTTATTTGTAATGTTGTAACCCAACCGGATTGACTGACTGTGAAACTAACATTGCTGCCCAAAGTGCTTGTTGATGTATTAGAGGAAGCTGCTGATGAACCATTATAGGTTACATTTCCCATTGTTTCAAAACTTCCAGCACCACCCGCCCCCGCACTGCCAACAACATGTACTTTAAAGCCAACTATCGCCCAGAATGTAGAAGCACCCGGATCGGTTGTTGTTCCCGTTATATATGGTCTCCATGATATAAGGTCATGCCAAGTGTTGGCAGCAACCAAGTCATACTGGCGATGAATTTTGTATGTAAAACTTCTGTCGGCCTCACTACCATTTGAAAAACTTGGATCAACTATCTTTACCTCTTCTAGAACAGAAGATCCTCCGCCACTAACAGAGGCAAAAGATAAATTGCCTGCTCCATCTGTTTGCAACACCTGCCCATTGCTACCATCTGTTGATGGGAATGCGTATTGCTCTCCAACCATTAAGCCTGTAACTTGAACTCCATCGTTAGTAATTGTCATTCTGGTAGAGCCTGATGTTTGAAATTGTATCTGGTCTTCACCGAAATCAATTATTGTATCTCGTTGAGCATCATCTTTTGCTTTGAGGTCTCCAATGACCTGAGACCCTCTAGAATATTTATATGACATAATTGTTCTCCTTTCTTAAATAGTAAAAAGGGAGAGCAAAGCCCTCCCCTGTAGATGATGTAATGATATATTACATCAGGTAGAATTCCGTACCATCACTAAACACCATAACACCAGCGTATGGTGATTCTAGCGAAATGACTTGGTTAGTAGTACCATCTATCTTCTCACCAGAAGCCGGTTGAACGTTAACTGCATTAGCACTATTGTCTTTCTTTTTAATCTTGAACATCTTGCCGTTATTAGCAGAAGCCGCAGGAAGAGTCAGTGTGATTGCAGCTGAACTCGCATCAGCCAAAATAATAGTTCCATTATCTGGATCGATTACAGAATTGCTAGAAATCGATTGAACTGTTTCCGAAATAACAGAAGTGATGTTGATGTCGGCTACTTCCATACTATCTACAATGATATGGTTGAAAGAGCCTGTGTTGATGTTTCCTATATCTAGTGAATCATCGACAACTAAGTTTTTGCCGGCACTTGCCGTACCAGGCGTCACACCCGCAACAGCGCCAACGTCTGTTTCACTTAGTGTTGTTGCACCAACAATTAGAGAGTTTGGTGATGTAGTAACATCCGTTGCTTGCATCGTTGAAGAGCTAATATCTGTGTATACTTCTAATGATCCGCTGTAAATTGCGTTACCAATTTGAAATTTATATGCCATTTTATTGTCCTCCTAAAATGTACACTCTAAATAGAAAAAGGGCCGAGCAAAGCCCGACCCCCAAGATAAAACTTGTGTTTTAGATTATACGATGTAGTAATCAGTACCATCAGAGATGATATTAACAGCAGCGTAAGGAGATTCAAGAGCAATTGAGCTTTCACCGTCGATGCTTCCAGCTGGAGCACTGATGGTTACAACATTTGCAGAACCTTCTTGTTTCTTGATCTTAAGTACTAAACCGTCGCAATCAGCAGCTGATGGAAGAGTTAAAGTGATTGCACCACCAGATGCATCAGCAAGAACTTGTGAACCATTAGCAAGGCTAATTGTGCTAGTAGAGTTGATAGATTGAACTGATTCTTTGACAGATCCTTCAAGGTTTCCGTAGAAAGTACCAGCAATCATAGAAGTAGCAGCTACTGTGGAACCAGAGATTGCATGAGAAAACTTGAAAATACCCTCAGAACCTGCACCGCTGAGATCTTCATTAGCTGTCTTGATAGAAGCCCATCCGCTTCCAACAGCACCGAATTCGAGTCCGTAATCAACAGCAAAAGCTGAGGATCCAGATCCGATAGTGATGAGAGCATCAGAGATTGCAAGGTTAGTAGTATCAACATAAGTTAAGGAACCACGTACAGTTAAGTCACCAGCAAGAGTC